TGTCGCACTTCGCTGCGGGGGGGGGGGCAATCGCGAGCGTCAGCAAAGGCATCGGCAATGACGCCACGGCCGGCCTTGTCGCGCCGTTCGCCGGTTTCGCCGGCGCGCCGCATGATAAGGCGACGCCAGCCAGCCTGATCATGCTTGCGGAGCGTGGCGACCAGACGCTCGAATTGCTCGCCTCCGCGTGCTGCAGAATTGATCACGAGGAAGCCTGCAATGCCAGGGAAGATGGTTCCGGCGTAGCGCAGCACCGCGCCGCGAAAGGCCAGCGAAAGCGCCTGAAGCGCTGGTTCGACAACCGCCGGGCCGTGCGCTTTCCAGACGTTCTGGATGCCGCCGATATTCGAGACATCGCCCGGCCGCCATGCGGTGTAGTTGCTGTGGCGCGCGAGGCTCAGCCCGGCTTTCTCGAGCGCGGTGACGATCTGCCGGCAACTGTTGTCTTCGGCTGCGAGCGCGGCCCTGAATAGATCGATGCGCGTGAGCGGACGGCGCTGCTGATTGAGTGCCACGAACGCCGCCGCTTCATCCCCAGCATTTGGATAGGCGACGACGACGCAGGGAAGCGCTTCAATGTCTCGACGGAGCTTCGCTGCCGCATGGCGATGCTGGCCGTCGACCATCATCAGGGCGCCACCGGGACGCTTGGCGACGGTCAGCGGCTGACACAGGCTCCAATCCCAGAAGGTCGCAATCTTGCGGATCAGGCTTTGCGAGTTCGGCGCCTCGAGCGACCGCTGGTAGGCATAGTCGACGCCAATCTCGTCCAGACGGAGCCAACGCAGCGCCGGCTTCTCGCCGATCGGCGGATTGACCTTGAGGCGCGCGCTTGCTGGTCTAGCCATGACGCACCAGGCCATCGGCGTGCTGGATTTCGGCGAGGCGGATCATAGTTCTTCCGCCGTCATTTCGAGCCGCGGCCGCGCGGAGTAGAACTTGGCTACCGTCAGCTCGACGACCTGATTGTCGTCGGGCCATACGATCCCGTTCAGCGCATCGATGACCTTGGCGAAATTGTCGACGTCGGGCTTGGTGATCGGGCGGATGATCCCAGCTTCGGCGGCGGGGCCCTTGAGCTTATGCTTGGCCAGCGCCTGCGGCATCGGCATGTAGGCGCGGATTTCAACCCGCGTCGGACCTTGAAGCTGGCCGCGCCCCTCCATCACCCGGCCAGCCTCAAGCCGGATCAAATCTTCGTAGCGGCGCGTCTTGGCCGGCGTGAAGGCACGCGCCTGACCATGGATGGTGGACAGCCGGGGGCGCCCCTTCGGCACTGGCGCGCCGGGAACGACGATGCTGATGCGCGCCAGCGGCACCGGCAGTTCAAGAGCGTCCACCGCCACGGATCAGGCCGCCAGCGCGATGGCTTGCTCGATCGGCGTCATGCCGATGGCATCCATGTAGGTTTGCAGCAACGCCTCAGCTTCCTGCCGTTCGTGCGGTTCCATCTTGCGCAGCTTCAGGATGCGCTTGACCGTCTTCGTGTCGAAGCCGTCCGACTTCATCTCGGTGAACAGGTCGCTCTTGTCGCTGTTCAGGCCCTTGATCTCTTCGTCGAGCCGTTCGACGCGTTCGATGTAGAGCTTGAGGCGTGCGCCAGTGTCGGTTGCCGGCTTCTTGAACATGCCGCCGATCTGCTTTTTGGCGCCCGCGTTCTCCGGCGCGTCGATGTCCTTCTTGAGGTCGATCTCGACTTCGGGCCCATCGCCGACGCGGATGCTCGTCTTGACGTCTTCCATGGTCGCTTCCTCTCCTGGTTGGTTTCTCTCGCGTGCACGTGCACGCGCGCGAGGGAGCTCGAGCGCACCGCTCGCAATGTCCTCTTCGTGCAGGCGAGCTTCGATGAGCCCGATGGTCGATTGCTCGGCGGCAACTTCGACGGTCGCGCCGTCCGCGCGCAGCTGCAGGTATGTGGCCAGCTGACGGCTAGGCATGACGCACCAGCTCGAATGTCAGCGCGCGCAGCGACTGGTGCAGCTTGGGATTGTTCCGGCGCCGCTTCTCGACTGCGCGCATCGCGTAAAGCACGGTCGCGTGATCCCGGCCGCCGAAGAACTGGCCGATGCGGACGCTGCTATGGTCGGTCAGGCGCCAAGCGAGCGTCATCGCCACCTGGCGCGGCCATGCGAACTTGCGCTCGTTCGTCGTGCAGCCGCTCGGCGCTTTCATCATCGCGACCGGCACGCGGTAACGCTCGGCGACGGCCTGCTGAATGTCGGCGATGCGAATTGCTCCCCCGGGCATTCTATGGCGTCCGGACCCGCGGGAGACGGCCGGTGCTCATCCTCCGTTGGGCTTCGCGTTCACTGTGGCGCCGCTCTGCCAGGTACTGATCGGCGGCGAATCGAACGCGACGGTTCTGTGGACTGAGCCGCACCTTCCGATGCGCCAGGATGCGAGGCGGGCTGTTCTTCGCGATCGCGGCGCATAGCTCGCGATATTCAGCAGGAAGCCTGTCAAAGGCGCTCATGCGGCACGGTCCTTTCGAGCTGGTGGCCGGTCGAGATCGAGCGCTCGCTGGCGGGCACGCAAAGCCCGATCCGCGGCAGTTTCCTCGATGATCTCGACGAGCTCGGGCCACGCGTCCTTCGCGCGCTCCCATGCGATGAAGCCCATTTCGTATTCGCCGGTGATGTATTTGCTGATCGTGTCCTCGCTCTTGCCCATGACGCCGGCCATCTCGATCAAACGGAGGCCACGGCGATTTTTCACAAGCAGGAGCGCGGTCCCGACATCGGACTGGATGTCGTCGATTCGCTTTCCGAGGATTGTCGGAACGAAACCCATTATAAGCCGCCCCTGTCATCGGTGAGAGAGGTGACTTTGTGCGTACCGGTCCGCTTGCCTTGCTCGGCGCCGCTCCCCCGCGTTTTCCCAGAGCGAGCGGACCGGAAATCTTCGGGGAACTGCACCACATCACCATGCGCCGCGAGCCACTCGCGCTCGGCAGCCTTGATGCGCCGCTCAAGCGCCTCGACCTCGCGGTCGATATCGGTCAGCACGCGGATGACGCGCTGCAGGCCCCAGATCGCGGCCGCGACCAGCGCGAGGCAAAACAGGATTTGAATGCTCTCCCCAGGCATTGCGGTCAGCTCTCGGAAAGCGTTGAAGCTAGGGAGGGCCCGGAATTTGCAGGGCAACGAGCACCGGGCCCTCCCGACAGCGCTGGGGCGCGCGCTGCAATCATGCCGCCGCGTCCTGCGCCGGCTTGTATGTGGCCATGAAGCGGCGGACCTTGGCCTCGGTGTCCGGCCAGATCCTGCGACCCTCTTCGAGGTTCTTGACGAACGACTTGTCGTTCATCGCCAACTCGCCGAACTTCCAGATGGACAAATCGTGAGTTGCGCAGAATGCTTTGATGTCGTCGAGCAAGGGCATGGATGCGGCTATAAGGTAGGACTCATCCAACCGTCAAGTAGGCTCTATCCCCGCTTCATTGCGCAGCCGGACACGGCGATATTCCCCCTCATGCCGGATGCACCCGACATTGAGACGATCCGCGCCAATCTTCAGCGGATTATGGAGCGCAAAAAGGTGAAGCCGACGACGCTCTCGCAGCGCGTCGGGACCAGTAAAACGCTCGTCAAAGACCTGCTAACCAAGACTGGTGACGTCCAGTTCAGTACTTTAAGGAAACTTGCAGGTGCATTGGATGTCGATCTCGGCGATCTCCTCGCATTGCCTCGTGTCCCGATAGTCGGGAAAATCGGGGCTGGTGGGAGCGTTATCTTTTTAGCTGTGCGTGAAGAGGACCATATAGAGGAAGCCGAGACCGTAGCCCGGCCGCCAGGTGTCTCTGGCAAGCTGGTGGCGCTCGTGGTCGAGGGCTCTTCTATGCTTCCGAAATATCACGACGGCGACATCCTCTATATCCAGCGCACGCACGAAGGCGTCATCGAAGATGACATCGGCGATGACTGCGCCGTCCGCCTGACAACCGGCGAGACTTACGTGAAGCAGCTCGTCCGCGGCTCCGAGCCGGGCCGGTGGACGCTGCGCTCCCTGAATGCCCCGGACATGGAGAATGTCGAGGTCGAATGGGCGACGCGGGTACTGTTCATCATGCCGCGCCGCTCTCGGGAAATGCTTGACCGGGTAGGATAGAAAAAACCTCGCTTGACAGTTGGTAGGACGCGTCCTACTTAGTGACCCATCCGAACGAAAGGATGGGCCATGCGCCACGACGAAATTCCGACCCGCCGCGTCCACCGGATGCGCGCCGGTACGCTCGATCAAATTCTAGAGCGTAAGCCGGTCAGCCTGATCGACCGCTTCGTCGCGAACGACCGTCAGCCGATTGCCGAAGAACCCGGCATCGGCGGCTGGATCGGCGTGTTCATCATGATCGCGATGACCGTGTTCATCGGCGGCCTCGTCGCCGCGGCGGGCTTCTGATGAGCATGGTCCCCCGCTGTCCGCGCTGCGACGCGCGCGTCGACCCTTACGGCCGCGAAGGTGGCAACAGCCTGTGCCGCAAGTGCCGGGCCGAAGAAGCCGAGCAGATGACGCACGTCCGCGGCGATCCATTCCGTGAAGCACGAAAGGACGCGGCATGAGCATCCATGTCTATCATCACGCCTGCGAGCGCTATCAGCAGCGGGTTGAGCCCTGCACGCTGGACGAAGCCAAGGCCCGCATCATGGCCGCGCATCGTGCGATCAAGGCCGCGGCTGGCTTCGGTTGTTCGATCGTCCGTCTCGCCTGTGGTGCGCGCCTGGTGCTCGACGGCGAGAACGTCGTGACCGTGTTCGCACCCCGTCAGTACCCGCGACAGTGCAAGTCGCCGTTTCGCGAGGGAGGGCGGGCATAATGCCTCCGCACCTGACAGCGGTCGCGCAGCACGCCGAGCGCTACATCGAGACGACCTACGCCGCGTTCCAGATCAGCGACGATACCGGCCGCACCTATGAGATCGAGGGGCTCGACGCCGGCTCGCTCGACGAAGCGATGACCCAGGCCGTCACGCTGCGCGCGTTCCAGCACAAGGATCATCTGGCGATCCGCGAGACCGGTGCGCGAGGCGTCAAAGTCCACCTGTTCGCCGTGAAGCGGAAATCGACCGCTCGCTACGTCCATCGCGAGCACGTCACCCGCGCGGTGCGCGATCTCTATCTGGCGCCGGTCTGCACAATCGACGGCGCGGCGATCATGGGAGACGCGCTGTGAAGCTGCAGTTGATCGTCGAACCCTGCGAGGACCTTAACGATGCGTGCCGGAACGCTCAGCAGTTCGCGGACGCTTGCGAATGGGACGTCGAGTTCCAGTTCAACAGCGTCCTCTGCATCGCGAAGCCGGGCGGCGATCCGGAACTGTTAGCTGATCGACAGCGCGAGGCTTCTCTCACCGTCCCGACCGTAACAAGCGCGGAGGAACGCAAGTGAACGCGTCCGTCGCCAGCACGATCGACGAAGCGCAGTTCCGCGCGGCGCACGTCGGCGCATCGGAAGCCGCCGCGCTATTCGATTGCTCGCCCTACCTGACGCGCTTCGAGCTCTGGCACCGCAAGAAGGGCAATATCGACACGCCAGAGTTCAACGCGATGTCGGACGACGGCACACCTGACAACGAGCGCATCTATTGGGGCGTTCGGCTCGAAGCGGCGATCATCGAAGCCGCGAAGGAGCGCTACGGTTACATCGACCGCGAACAGGTTGGCCGGCTGTCCAACGGCAAGGGCCTGGGCGGCCATCCCGACCGGCGCGTGATCTGTCCCGAGCGCGGCCCGGGCATCCTCGAGATCAAGACCGCCGACTGGTTGGTCCGCAAGGGATGGGGAGACGAGCCGCCGGAGCATTATCTACTGCAGAGCCAGGCATACCAAGGGCTCGACGGCGTTGAGTGGGGCGACGTTCTCGTACTGGTGGGCGGGAACAAGCTGGAACGCTTCCGCTACAGCTTCCGGCCGAAGATCTATGCCGAGATCGAGCGGCGCGTCGCCGAGTTCTGGCAAAGCGTCGAAGCGAACGATCCGCCGCCGGCCGATTACACGCGCGACCTCGCGACGATCACCGAGCTGACCCGCGAGGGCACCGGCGAGACGATCGATCTGCGCACCGACAATCTCGCTGCCGATGCCGCCGCCCGTTACCTGTGGGCGCGAGAGGCGCGGACCAAAGCGCAAGCCGAAGAGGACGCCGCGAAGGCGGAGCTGCTCGACAAGCTCGGAGCCGCTTCGGTCGGCCTGATTAACGGCTTCATGCTGCGCGCGACCGATGTTGCCGCCGTCGCCGATCGCGAAGCCAAGCCCGGCGAGATCATCAAGGGCCGCCGCGGCTACCGTCGAATCACCGTCAAGGAGCAGAATTGAAATGGCTACCCAGATTGCCGAGCACACGGCCAACCCCGTCGCCGTCATTCGGCAGAACCTTCAGGTCATGGAACCGGAGTTCAAGGCCGCGCTTCCGCCGCACATCCCCGTCGAGAAGTTCAAGCGCGTCGCGCTGACGGCGATCCAGAACACGCCCGCGCTCGCGACGGCCGATCGTCGTTCGCTGTTCGGCGCGTTCGTCAAGCTCGCCCAGGATGGATTGCTTCCCGATGGGCGCGAGGCCGCAGTCGTGATGTTCGGCAACAAGGCCCAGGCCATGCCGATGATCGGCGGCATCCTGAAGCGCATCCGCCAGTCCGGCGAAGTTGCCCGGGTCAGCGCTCACGTCGTCTATTCGAACGACCAGTTCACGATCAGCTACGGCTTCGACGAGGACGTGGAGCACATTCCGCCTGCGCTCGACAAGCCGCGCGGCGAGCCGATCGGAGCCTATGCGACGGCCGTGCTCAAGGACGGCTCGAAAATGCTCGAGGTCATGAGCCTCGAGGAGATCGAGAAGGTGCGCTCCGTAAGCCGCGCCGCGAAGAACGGGCCATGGGTCGCATGGTGGTCGGAAATGGCGCGCAAGACAGTGATGCGCCGCCTGTCGAAGCGCCTACCGATGTCGACCGACCTCGAGGAGCAGATTTTCAGCCGCGACGAGACGCTGCAGGTCGATGCCGAGGCGACTCAGCGGATCAGCCGCGAGCGCCAGCCCGAGCCGCAGCCGGCAATGAGCCGGCTCGACGCGATCGAGCGTCACATCGACGCCGGTGCCGAAGAGGCGCAAGCCGAGGAAGTGATCGAAGAACAGGCCGAAGAGATCGAGTCCGAGATCGAGCAGGAAACCGACGCATTCGGACTGGAGCCGGTCGACGATGGGCCCAGCCCCGCCGAGGCGAAGGCGTCAGAGATCATCGCCGAGATCAACGAAGCGAATGCCGTCATCGACGTGACCAGCATCGTGTCGCGCTTCAAGGCGGACATCGAGGTGATGCCGGACGAGCTCGGCGCCAGCGTCGAGATCGCCGCGGACAAGCGCAAGAACGCGATCATCGCGGCGCGCGCGAAGCAGACGGAGCCTGCCAAGTGACCGACGCCCGTCTCCTCATCGAGCGCCAGGCCGAAGCATGGATGAACCGCGCGGCAACGTCCGGCCGCATCGCCGAGCGCGTCGACCGCGAGCCATGCTTCAGATGCGGCGCGAGGGCTGACGTTGGGTGCAAGCATCGGAGGGCCGCGGCATGATCGCCCGATATCACCAAGGCGAGACGAACCACTGTCCCGGCTGCGGTCGTTCGCAATGGCTGGTCGGACGGGTCAGTGCCGAGTGTGTCTTCTGTTCGACCGCGCTGCCGTTGGCGGACAGTTCGGGCAAGCCGGCCCCGCGCGTGATCGGCTTTGGGAAGGGCGGTGGTGTTGTCCGTCGGCAGATGGTCGCGGCGTGATGGCTGACCTCTTCGCACCCGGCGACAAGATCACCTTCCGCGACAAGGAGGCATGCGCGCGCCGCGAGCTCGACTTTCGTAAGCGCGTCTATGCCCGCCGCGTCGCCGAAGGGAAGATGAAGCAGGTCGACGCCGATCGCGAGATCGAAGTCATGGCCGCAATCGCCGACGATTACGCGAAGGCGTCTGCCCTCGAAATGAGCGGAAGGGATCGGTTGCGGTGAGCGGCCTCATCGTCGACAATTTCGCCGGCGGTGGCGGAGCGTCGACCGGGATCGAGCAAGCGCTCGGCCGCGCGGTCGATATCGCCATCAACCACGACGAAGAAGCGATCCGGATGCACGAGGTCAATCACCCAGGAACTCGGCACATCCGTAACAATATCTGGAAGGTCGACCCGCTCGCCGTCACCGAGGGCAAGCCGGTCGAGCTTGCCTGGTTCAGCCCCGACTGCAAGCATTTCAGCAAGGCCAAGGGCGGCAAGCCGCGCGAGAAGAGCATCCGCGATCTCGCGTGGGTGGTCGTGCTGTGGGCGCAGCGGGTCAAGCCGACGCTGATCCTGCTCGAGAACGTCGAGGAGTTCCGCACGTGGGGCCCGCTCGGCTTCGATGGACAGCCGATCAAGGAACGCGCGGGCGAGACCTTCGACAAATGGTGCCGATCGCTGAGGAAGGCCGGCTACAAGCTCCAATTCCGCGAGCTGCGCGCATGCGACTATGGCGCGCCGACCATTCGCAAGCGTTTCTTCATGATCGCGCGGCGCGACGGTCTGCCGATCGTGTGGCCCGAACCGACGCATGGACGTCCGGACAGCCCGGAGGTCCTCTCCGGCAAGCTCCTGCCGTGGCGTACCGCGGCCGAAATCATCGACTGGTCGATCCCATGTCCGTCGATCTTCGAGCGCAAGAAGCCGCTCGCGGAAGCGACCTGCCGGCGCATCGCGCGCGGGATCGTCCGCTACGTGCTCGAAAATCCCAAGCCGTTCATCGTCCGCGTGGCGCACGGCGAGCGTGACGCGAGCGGCAAGAAGCGCGGGCGCGGCGAGCATCCGATCGGCGAGCCATTGCCTACGGTGCTCGCCAGTCCCGAGTTCGCCGTCGTCACGCCCATCATCAGCTATGCGCAGCAGGGCGGACGTAATCGATCGGCCGAGGATCCTCTCCACACCGTTACGGCGTCGGCGAAGGATCAGAATTGCCTCGTCGCCGCGTGCCTGATCCATCGGGGCAATGGCGAGCGCCAAGGGCAAGCGCCGCGCTGCATGGATGCAGAGGCTCCGCTCGGCACTGTCGTTGCCGGTGGCACGAAGCACGCGCTCGTGACGGCGTTCCTCGCGCAATACAACAATGACCGCGGCGTTTCCGAGCATCCGGGCAAGCCGCTCGACGATCCGCTCAGCGTAGTCACGACCAAGGGACCGCACCAGGCGCTGGTGACGTCCAACCTCGTCAAGCTGCGCGGCACGTGCGCCGACGGGCACGCGGTCGACGAACCGCTGCACACGGTGAGCGCCGGCGGATCGCACTTCGCCGAGGTCCGCGCCTTCCTGCTCAAATATTACGGCGCCGATCAGGACCCGCGCCTTGAGGAGCCGCTTCACACAGTCACGAGCCGCGACCGCTTTGGGCTGGTGATCGTCACCGTCGAAGGCGAGGAATATGCGATCGTCGACATCGGCATGCGGATGCTGACCAAGCGCGAGCAGTTCAACGCGCAAGGATTCCCGCCCGACTACATCATCGACCGCGACGCTGAGGGCCGGCGCATCACCGAAACGGCGCAGCAGGCCAAGTGCGGCAACAGCGTCTGTCCGCCGCTGGCCAGGGCGCTGGTCGCGGCGAATGCCGTCAGTGCAATCGTCGAAGATCCGGAAAGTGAGGCCGCATGATCCCCGCCTATCCACTCGCATGGCCGGATGGTGTGCAATGAGTGTCGCGGCATTTCCGCTGCAATGGCCGTCCGGTTGGAAGCGCGCGATGTGGCGGCAGCGTGCGACCTTTGGTCAGCAAGGCGCCAGAGGCTGGAAAGAGGCGCTGACCGTCGCAAAGGCTCGCCAGCGGCTGTCCGACGAGCTTGACCGCCTTGGCGCGTCCTATGTGACACTCTCGACGAACCTTGAGCTTCGTCTGGATGGCCAGCCACGATCTGGCGCGCCCGAACCGCGCGATCCAGGCGCGGCCGTCTATTTCCGGCTGAACGGAAAGGACATCGCGCTCGCGTGTGACAAGTGGGACCGGGTTGCCGACAATATCGCTGCGCTCGCGAAGCACATCGAAGCGATGCGCGGCATGGATCGCTGGGGCGTCGGTACGGCTGCGCAGGCGTTCGCCGGCTATGAGGCGCTTCCCGCACCTGAGGGCAAGCGGAGTTGGCGCGAGGTGCTCGGCTTTAGTCCGACAGCCCACCCCGACGTGGCGGGCGTCGATATCGCCTATCGAGCAAAGGCCGCTGCGCTGCATCCCGACAAGGGCGGTAGCCACGAGAAGATGGCCGAACTCAACGCCGCCCGCAAGGAAGCGAAGGAGGCGATCGGGGGGTGAAACCCGAGCGCATCGCCTTGATGCCGGACTGGCCTGCGCGGATGGGTGAGTCGATGGCGGCCGACTATCTCGCCGTGTCGCTGACCATGTTCCGCGAGCGCGTGAAGAAGGGCACATACCCGCAGCCAGTTTGCGAGGGCCGTCGTCGGCTATGGGCAAAGCGCCAGCTTGATCTATACGTCGCCGCTCAGTTCGGAATCGCGGACGCGGACGGGGATGATCCGACATGGGCGGACTTCAGGTGAAGAACCTGTGCCAGAAGGGCGGTCGCTTCTACTACCGCCGCAAGGTCAACGGCCGCGACGAATATCTCCGCCTGCCGCCTCCGTGGCATCCTGACCATGCCCGCGCTTATGCCGAGGCCGCCAACGAAACCGAGCGCGACAAGCCGGATGCTGGCTCGCTCGCAGCGCTAGTCGCCGCCTATCGCGCGAGCCCGGAATACCGGCTGATCCCGGCCGCGAGCACGCGCGGAAATTACGGCCGTTATCTCGACATGATCGTTGCCGAGCACGGCAAGCGCTCGGTCACAGGCGTCACCGTCGCGCGCATTTACGACATGCGCGATAAGTACCAGGACAAGCCCGGCAAGGCGAACAACTGGCTGACCGTGTTTAAGGCGCTGATGAGCTTCGCCGCGAAGAAAGGCTGGCGCCGCGACAATCCGGCACTTGGGATCACGGCGCTGCCGATCGGCGAACATGAGCCGTGGCCGGCCGAGGTGCTCGAGGCGGCGCTGGACAAGGCGTCGGCGATGACGCGGCTGGCGATCATCACGGGCCTCTGCAGCGGCGCCCGGATCGGCGATTGCGTCCGGATGCAGCACGGCTGGCACGACGGCGCGATGATGCAGTTCACGACCGAGAAGCGGAAGGTCGACGTCGCGGTGCCGATGCACCCGCTATGGCTGGCCGAGATCGCCAAGGTGCCGCGCAAGGCCGTCACCATCCTCTACGACCGGTCGGGCAAGCCGTTCGCGTCCAGGCGCACGCTGGGCGAGCGCATCCGGGATCTGATGAAGGCGATTGGCCATGAGGGTTACAGCTTTCACGGCCTCAGGAAAAACGCCGCATGCTACCTCGCCGAGCTCGGCCTCAGCGATACGGAGATCGGCGCAATTTGCGGCATGACGCCGGAAACGGTGCGCCATTACACCAAGCGCAAGCGGGCATTTATGATCGCCCGCGGCGTCGCCGAAAAGGTGAAGGGGGGACGCGTCCTCTCGATTGCGGGGGGACGGCAGGGGGGACGGGCCGCTTCTGCGCCCGGAAAATCCCAATGATTTCAAGCCTTGGTGACCCCAACGGGACTCGAACCCGTGTTTTCGCCGTGAAAGGGGATTTCCCTGTGAAATCAACGGCGTGTCCCGCTTTTCCCGTTCTGTTCCGCGCGTTGAATATCAATGGCTTACGGGACCGGGGGGACGCTTTCCCATGACCCCTTCCCCGGTATGGCGAGAGATCGAGAGATGAAAGAGCCGGTCGACCATGTTCTACGTCCTCAGCTTCCTTGGCGCACAGACGCCGGGATCACCGAATGCGGCTTGGACGCGTCAAAGGTAAAAACCCTCACGCGCGACGAGTTTTCGGAGAGACTGAAGGACTATGGACAACAGCGAACGGCGTTGCTCACTTGCATGACGTGCTCCGATACGGCGCGCAGGTTTGGCACATGGGAGGACGATCCTCGCCGAGCCCTCCATCGGGAAATTGAATGGGAGACTCGCGGCGGCCGCTACTGGTCATGCGATGAACGAGGCGTCCGGCTGAGAGACGAACTGAACGCGATTGCGGCACTGATCGAGGCTCATCGCGACGAGTTCGATGCGCATATCAGCGCGACGGAGCGGCGACGCTACTGGAACGAGCTGAAGGCGAATGCTGCGCGTAAATCGCCTCCGTTGAAGATGCGCGGCGGCTTATGACCCCCGCCACCGATAAGCTCAAGAGCTGCCCGTTTTGCGGGAGCGACACGGCGGACTTCTCTCCGGGCTCTCCACCGTGGGGAGTGGTGTGTCGAGACTGCCTTGCGGAAGGGCCGCTCGAAAACACGCATCAGGAAGCCGCGATGGCCTGGAACACCCGCAACGGAGATCACGATGACCGATAAGGATGTTGAGCGCGAGCTGCCGACGCTAGAGCAAGTTCATGCGTTCTTGCTCGGCACGGCGCCAATCGACGGGCTGTGGTTCGGCGACGCGGATTCGGGACGGCCCTACTGGTGGCGCAAGTTCCTCCGCGCCGCAATCGCTGTCTACGAGTCCGCTGTGACCGATGCCACCAAGCTCGGCACCGTTTCGCTCACATCGTTCGGCGGTCATTGTGTGCGGATCGACTTTCCGAACCGCGAAGATGCAGAGCGGATGTATGCGGTGCTTACCAAGGGGAGTGAGTGATGGGCGAGAGAATTGAGGAAGACGAAACCACATATCGCATGACGC